TTTGGCTCACCAGAGATGGAGACAGTTGAGCCATTGACAGCAATGGAGATGTATCCATTGGGGTTCACAAACAGAGAAACAGTCCCAGCACCACTGCCATATTGAGTGACCAAGAGAGTGTTCCCATTGACCTGCTGACCAAGAATCCAGAAGTCAATCGCTCCGTAAGTGGACTGGGTTCCAAAGGTGGGGACAATGTTCAGGGTTCCTGAAGCAACATTGCCCTGACCAGACAAGTCCACACAGCCATCAGTGTCATAAATCAATGCACCATGCTGTGGGTAGGAGACCTGTCCCAAGAAATAGCCATCATTGCTGGCGATGTATTCATGGAGTGCAGTGATGTAAGCAACACCAGAAGAGGTGGCTGATGGGTTGCCAGTAGTGGTCAGAGCCACTGTGAATGAAGTCACCACACCATTGCTGACAGTGGTTGCTGTGATTGCAGCATTAGTCACATTCAAGGTGGAGAGCCCAGCCAGACCATTCACAGTCACATTGGAGCCAACGTTGAAGTTGGTGCTGGCATTCACAATCTGGTAGGTGACAGTCCCAGCAGAAGAGTTTGCCTGAGCTGCAGTCACAGTTGCAACTGCATAATTGCTGCACCTATACCAGTAGCGAGCAGATGCAGCCAACCCACCCTGACTTGCTGGCGTGGTGTATTGCTTCCAGAATGAAGGTCTCAGCAGATACTTCAGGCTGAGATACTTCAGGAGATCACTTGCTTCAATGTCAAGGTCAGAGTTGAGCTCATCAACAGGATTCTCAGTGATGGAGTCAATGATGCCAAAGAAAATTGGATATGCCTGACCCACCCATCTGGCCTTGATAGCAACAGGCATTCTGGGAGTGATTGTGTATGGGGAGCCATTGAAGAACCCATCACGATTGTTCACAGTCAGCTTCAGTGTGGTGGCTTCAACCCTGTCCAGGTAGTGCTGTTTTCCTGACTTGGTGGTGAAGTCCCTGACATACTGACCAACCCAAGTCCAGTAGGAGTTGGAGACTGCAGCATGACCTGAGCCTGATGCAGTTCCCACCAAAGAGCTGGTCACAGTGAACTGGGTGGAGGTGGCACTGGCAATGGTTGCCCTAGTGACATTCAATGATGATCCAGAGGCCACACCAAGCCCATACACAGTCACCACATTTCCAGCCGAGAAACTGTTGTTGCAGGTGTAGGTAATGGTTGTGCCATTCCCCACCGCTGCAGAAACATCCCTGGTGATGTCTGGCAAAGACTGCTGGTTGGCAGTTGCCAGTGTTGCACCATTGGCAGTGGGAGAGAAAGCAATCCAAGCATCAATGATTGGAAGGCTCTGGATGCTCACGTCAGTCTCCGTTTGGTTGCAGGTGTTGGCTTTGGCTTCTCAGCAGTCTTCCCATACAGGTTGCCCATTGTGCGAACCTGCTTGGTCTGTGCTGTCCTGATTGCCAATGCTACCGCATTGATGAAACGCTGGTCTTGAAGAAGAGCATTCACAATCCCTGAGATGCTGATTTCAACTTCAACCTCTTGCTCCAGATTCAACTCACCAGCCATTACTTAGTCACCTTGAACTTGTGGCGAGTCACCACCACTGGAGGCTTGGTGATGTTATGGCCGTTTGCCCATGTCTGCTCGCCTGCTCCAGTTGCAGGAGTCCAGCCAGACACCATGCGACCACGACCACCACCCTCGAAGATTGCTCCGGTCACTTGGTCAATGACGTATGCCTGATTTTCCTGCTCACCGGCCTTGACTTGCTTCATGATTGCCGCAGCAGTTGCGCCCTTGTAGAACTTCTCCACTAGTGCTGGAGTCACATCTCGGTTGTTGCCTCGTGTTGCGTAGTATCCACCAGCAAAGACTGCTGCTGCCAGAGCAATGGGGACTGCTGCTGCTGCGCCTACTGCCAGCGCACCTCCGCCCTCTGCGCCACCGAGGGCGCCTGCGGCTGCTTCAGTGCCAGAGATGCCACCTTCACCAGCCATGATTGCAGTGTTGTCAGCAATGGCAGTCAGCAAAGTGATTTGAGTCTGAGCCTGCTCAGTGGACAGACCACCGGAAATGGGACTGCCACCACCAAAGAGCCCTTTTACCTTGCCAATGACACCTTGAATCCCACTGAAGAGCTTGAAGCCCACAGCAGCAACAAAGGCTGCAATGGAGGCCTTACTAGCAATTTCTTTCAGGAGTGGGTGCTTCTGCAAATAGGCAACAGTGTTTGTGACCCAGTTGGCAATGTCCTGAACACCTGGAAGCAGCAGCAGACCAAGACCAGTCAGGGTATTCTTGGCTGAGTTTTTCAGTTGCTCCAGCCTAAAGTTCAACTGATTCTGTGTGATGCCAAAGCTCTTGGCAAGGTCAGCACCAGATGCTCCTCCCAAAGTCTTCACATTCTTGGCAAGAGTGTTGATGTGGGTTGAGAGGGTGGAAACCAAACCGACTGCACCAGGCCCAAAGGTCTGAGTAATAAGTGTGTTCATTGACACGCCAGTTTTCTTGGAGACCTGCTCCAAGTAGCTCAGAACATCAACCAGACCAGTGCCAGGGTGACGGGCAGTTTCTGCCAGTGTCTGAGCATTAATGTGCAGTTCTGCCATAGCCTTTGATGAGGCTTTGGTGGGGTTCTCAATCCTGTGCAGGCCAGTTGCCAGTTGCGTGTAGGACTTGGCTGTGCTGTATCCAGCCTTTGATGCCACGTCAGAGACAGCAGCCATCTCAGCCAAGTTCAGGCCTTCAGCAGCCAGTGCGCCACCAACTTTGCCAGTGAGAATCCCAGTCAGGCTTTCCAGTGATCCAATGTGGCTCTGGTTTGCTTTCACCATCAAGTCAGAGACAGCAGCAACACTCATCCCCTTAGCAATCTGCAGGTTCTGGATGCCAATGAGGGTCTGGGTCATCTGAGTGACATCCCCACCAGTGATGGCTGCAGCCTTTGCTGCATTGTCCACTACCTCGTATGCCTTCGCACCACGCAGACCGGCCTTCTCAACTTGAAGAAATGCTGATGAAATGTTGTCAGAGGAGATGGCAGTCTGGTCTGACACCTTCATGATGGCAGTCTTCAGGTAGTCCAGTTCCCCTGAAGAAACACCAGCCTGATTCTGAATCTTGTCCAGAGACTCAGTGAACTTTAGAGCTTGGTCAATGCCATATCCAGCAATGGCTGCACCAACACCAATGACAGCAGTGGAAGCCTTGTCAGCAAACTTGGAGAACTTAGAACCAGCAGTGTCTGCTGAGAGACCAAACTTGTCCATCTTGTGCTGGGCTTCAGTCATCTTCGCCATGTATTCCTTAGTGTCAGCAAGGAGTGTGGCAATTACTGGAGGGAGAAGTGGCATTGTTTAAGCTTCCTGTGCGCCCTGCATCATGGATGCATAGAGTTTTGAGAGATGATCTTGTGACTTTTCAAGACCAGGTTGCATGAATGGGAATGATCTTGTTGGGTAGTAGGGGAAATGCCCACCACCAAGTGATGTGTTGTTTGGGGTGGGATAACCAAGTTCCACTCTGCGCCCATACTTAACTGTTGGCCCAGTCTGTGAGACCCAGTAGGAGCCCTCTTTGCCAACTTTTACAACCCTGATTGACCTAGCTAATCTGCCACTTCTGCTGGTTGGAATAGGCCAAGCATCAGACCGCCAATCATCAGTTGCCAATGATTCCTGACCACTGATGAAGATGCTCTGTGCATTAGAAGCAATCAGCTCACCACCCTTTTGCACAAACTGTCTGGTGTAGATGTCCACCATAGCCTTCAGCATTTCAGTGGCATCCTCAAAGTCACCATCCTCAACAGTGATGTCACTGGGCATTGCTCACCTCCGCTTCCACATTGGCAACAGCTAAGAGCCAGTCAGTCACCTGCCTGGGCTGGTCTAAGAAATCCTCATGACTACCGCCATAAGTTTTGCGGAATCTATGCTCTCTCCAGTAGGCAGCAACTTCAGGATCAACATCAGTTGTCTTGCCCTCTAGAGCAGCCTTCAGTTTCCCTAGTCGGCGGTAGGCACTTTTGGGTCTGGGTCTGGCTCCACATTCACTACTGAGCCATTGAACTCAATCCCACACGCCTCAGAGAGCGCATCAAACACAGCTTTGGGCAGGTCTAATGCACTCTCTAAGGTGGGCAGGTCTCCCAATGTCCACTGCTTCACCAAGCCCACAATCAACTGGGCTTGGTATCCATTCAGGTTTGCCTGGTCTTGCTCTGAGATGTCAGCAAAGATTCCCCAAGTCTTGGGGTCATTGTCATCAAATCCCAGTGAAGCAAGCTTGGCTGCAGTGCCTGCTGCTTTCATGTAGGCCTGAGCAATGGCGCGGTTAGTGCGCTCAGTAATCTCATCACGCCCAGCAATCACAGCAGACTGGTTGTTTGGTAGTTGAATCAGTGGCATTAGTTCCCCTTAGTTGGATTAGTAGGTGGTATTGACGTTGTTAACGATACTCGTCTGAATAGGTGAGTAGCCAGTGGTTGAGTCATTGTTGTTGGCGTTGGCAGTGAACTCAACTTCAAGCTCAGTGTATTCCTTGCCTCGTGTGCGCTTGATGCTGTGAATCTGAGCAGCCGACAGCAACAGGGTCACAGAGTGCTGAGTGCCTGAAGTCGCATCATTGGGGTCAGTCAAGGTGACCAAGATGGGCTCCGGTGAACGAGTCAAACCATATGCACCAGAACCAGTTGAGAAGACATCACTGGTGCTGTTCACAACAAAGGTGAACTTGCCAGTCACTTCAATTGGGCCAGCGAACAGGTTGTAGGGAGCCTGTGTGCCGAGCGTGAAGATTGGCTGGGTCTTGCGGTTGATGCTGATTTC